TCTGGAAATTTACCCAATATTATTTCAATTTCATCACAAGATAAAAAAATATATAATGATGGGAAAGTAACCTATACTACTAGATATATTAAAAGAACATATGGATCTTTTAGACAATCAAGTTTGGTTGATAGAGAAAAAACTTGGATTTATGAGCCAGCCCTTTTGTGGGAAGTTGCAGGAACAGATACACTAAAAACCATAAACTCTTTACCAAGTAAACAATCAAAATATGTGCTTGGTGCAATGCCACTTAACTCAGACTTAACAGCAGATATTCCAGTTGTAACAAACGGGGTAGTGGTAAATAACATTATTGATGTTGGTGAAAATGTATATTGGCTAACAAGATACCAGGGATATTTCTATTCTGGCGGAGAAGTAATTAGATATGATGCAGCAGAGTTTAATATAACTGGCACAGGAAATGTTTGGATCAGTAGCAATCAAGAGTATCAAAGATATTTTGCATCATTGCCATTTAATGGAAAAATATATCCAACAGGTAATTTAAGAATCTATTCTGAGCCATATTATGAAACAGTAGATGGAATAGAAAGACTACAGCCTGGCCCTGTATATAAGCATGGAAGAGGACAGTTCAATACACCAATAACCTATCATAGCGCTGGCCTATCAGAATACTGGTCAGATAACAGGGTAGTTCGTGGCTGTAATATGAAAACAGAATTTTTATTTACAACAAAGCTTGATTCAGATGTAACTATTCCACCAACGACACTAGGGGAGGCTGGAGTAAATAATGCTTTAGCAAGACAAACAACCAGAAGTGGAATTATAAAAAACTTTATGGCCACAAACTATTTAAGCGAATCCCAAGTAAATAATTTAAAATCTACGCAAACTGGAACAATTCAGTCATCTGCATTAATTATGAATGGTCCAAATTTTTCTACAACACAAAACCCATTAGAATTTATTTCTTATGTTTATAAATCATTATATAATGAAGGTGAATATTATCCAGCGTCAATTAGTCCAATTCCTACAAAATATAAAACATTTGGAACACGTATGCGTATTGTTGGTAAAATAGATAGTGGAGAAACTAGAAGTCAGACACCAATAGGAAGCACAACCTATTATCAAGTTACTGGAACAGGAACTGATCAAAATGTAAGCATAGGCGGCGGTTCTGGTGGTCTTGCAATCATGGTTAACCCAGAAACTAATGTCGGTTATTATTTTGAAATTGTAGCACTTACTGAAAAAAATGTAGATTCATATCTAAATCTTAATCAAAATGGAGAGGCAGAAGTAAATCTTAATAATGTGGTTTTTTATAAAGTCAAAAAACGATCTACAAATAGTGACGCTATACCAATTAAACTTTGGGGCGGACTAACAAGTATTATTGTTGACGATGGAAGATTTACTGGACAATACAGAATGGCTGGAGAAGATAAGCCTACAGTTTATGATTTGATGATAGAGTATCAAGATATTGGAAAAATTAGAAGGTTTTACTTATATATAAATAATAAATTAGTCAAGGTTGTAGATGATCCAGATCCACTGCCTAACTATAATAACATGGCACTTTTTGTTCGTGGATCATCTAGATGTATGTTTGAAAATATACTAGCCCTAGCTGGAAACTATTCCCAAGATACTACATTTTTAGCTGCACGAAATTTATCTTCAATTTTTGGGGATAAAGAAATAGATGCAGATGAGTCATTTAGAAAGTATGCAATGAGCGGAGTTGTACAAGGAACATATATGAGTGGAATTAGCTCTTTCCAGCCACCTCAGTTTGCTATGTATTTTGAAGAGTTTGGAACGATCATGAGAGAATGTGCATATTTTGATATATTATATGATAGATCATATCCAGCACTTTATTCTACCATTTCGCCTACATTCAACAGAATAAAAGGCTATACAGTATCTGGATTTCAAGCTGACTCATATGGAGCGGAGTTTTTAATTTTTAATGCCACTGATAAAGCATTAAGTTTAGATGAAACTACTGGTAACTATTTAAGAATTCAGGGTATAACATTTACACAAGATACTACATATCAGTTAACAGTTGATGATTATTTTAATAAGCGTAGTGACTTTTCAGATCCAGATTTGCAAGGAAGTAGACTAATTTTATCTCCAACTATAGAAAAACAAAAATATGATCAAATAAAATTAAGTAGAATAAACTATGGCAAATCAGAATTTGCTATAGAAAGTAACTATATTCAAACACAAGATGATGCTGAAAATTTAATGGGATGGATTATTAATAAAGTCATGGATCCTAAAAAAGCAATAGGATTAAATGTATATTCAATTCCCACACTTCAGCTAGGAGATCTCGTTACAATAAACTACCAGGATAGTTCTGGCTTAAGTCTAGTAACGGATTCTAGTGCAAGGTTTGTAATATATAATATGGAATATTCACGTGGTATAGATGGTCCAGAAATGATTCTGTATTTGAGCGAGGTATAAAATGGTAATGAGTCGTACAGAATGGAATAGTCTTATGCAAAGACTTCCAGAAGAAGATAGAACATCTTATGAGGATTACTTAGGAACACAAGAACAAAATAATAATGACTCTAATGCTAATACAAGCTCAAGCAGCTTCACTGAATATTGGGAGCAATCTGCAGAATTTTGGGAAGATTTAGGCGATCAATATGCAGAACAGGCTGCTAAATTAGAAAATGCTGCAAATCAAACATTACAAGAATTTAATAATAATACCGTAAATACAAGATATACAGCAGAAATACGGATTAAAGATAACAGTTGTCCAAGCGGCATAAGGTTAGCATTAGTAACATATGAAGATGGAGTAGAAGTTAGTAGGCAGTTGGGCGCCTGCGTATTATCTGACGGAAGCCCTGAAGTTCCACCAGTTCCACCAAATCCAGTACCGCCAACAAGTGGTGGTGGAGGAGGCGGAGGCGGAGGTGGTAGTAGCAATAGACCACAAAGACCACCTGTAAAGACCGCACCAATAGACACTATATTATTTGATGAAGATGAAATGCCTATTGAGGTAATGTTTGATCTTATTTTTGAAAATATTGGAGGACAGGAATTAATAAATATTGCAAGATTTGATACTATTAATGGTCAGCCAGTGGTATATCAGCCAATTAAAAATTTGACACAAATTCAACAACAATATAACCCAAATAATATTTTAGCCTTGCAAAGTACATCAAATGAATATTTTCAAAATTTTCCAATTAGGTTTGAGGACAAGGTTCCTTTAATTGGAAACGGCCCTAACGGCTCATCGGTCTACATAGATCCTTTAACTGGAGATTTGATAATTGAAACTATCAATATTGAAGACGATGAGCAAGTGGAAGTAGAAATAACTACTAGTGGTACAATATATGAGGCGGAATTATGATTACAGACATAGGCAAATCTATTATAGGAAAGTATCTGCTGGGTCAAGCACCAGCATATGCTTCGTTCATTGCGGTTGGTTGTGGCGCTCAGCCACTAGATACCTCTGCCCCTTATGGAGATTATTCTACAAAAGAAAACCTTGACTTTGAAATGTTTCGTGTACCAATATCATCACGAGGATTTGTAAATGACGGCGGTACAGAAAAATTAGTACTAACAGCTGAATTACCAACAGAAGAAAGATATGAAATAACAGAAATAGCACTCTACTCTGCTGGATCAAACCCCTCTGCTGGAGCATATGACAGCAAAAATGTATTTGCATTTACACAAGGAGAAAACTGGCAATACCATACGGTTGCTGCTGCTTCTTCTATTCCAGTTATAACTGCACCATTAGATGATCCACTTGGAGATAACGTTATAGCAACAACAGATGCTGTATTTCAAACAAATGCAGATAACTCTATATTTTTTAATGCAGATCGTGCAGAAAGATATGAAAGATGTAGATTTTTAAATAATATGATTTTGATTAGAGGAGACGACTCTGATCTTACTATAGATACAAGCACTGGTAGCTCTGCAGGTCATTTTGTTATAGAGCCTGGTTCAAATCATATTCATTTACTTGGTCCAGATTTAAATTTTGATAGAAACTCTCCAATTGATGAGCTAAGATTAGCTTTTTCTATCATAAGCAAAGACGGAGACTCATTAAGCGTTCCAGACACTGTAAGAATTTTAGTTGATTTTGCTTCAA